TTTTACTCCAGCCCCGGGTGCAGAGTTATCGGCTGAGTAAAACTCAATTTTGCCAAGTTCTTGCGGGCCTGTTGCGCTAAGGTCTGTATCAGTAAATCGCAGGACATTGAGAGCAGTGCCAGCGGTATTGTTTGCCGCAAGATCAAGTTGGGTTGCTGGAGTGCCACCAATCCCTACGTTGCCCGCGCTATCAACCCGCATACGCTCAACGCCAGCCGTAGCCACAGCCACAGTATCCGCAGCGGGGAAGAATAGGCCCGAATTGAGGTCGCCAGTGTGGGTAATAGATGGTGCGGCGGCTGTGCCATCTGCGAAGGATGCTTGGCCTGTAAATGCGGGGTCAGCAGACGGAGCGGCACCAAGATTTGTGCGGGCGGTTGCTGCGTTAGATGCGCCCGTGCCACCCAGAGAAACTGGGATCGGCAAGGTAGTGGGAAGGCCCGCGCGCGTAGCCGCGATCATCTGGTTCAGACTGATCTTGACCGAGGCTCCAGCCTGCACACCCTCGAAAAGCTCTGCCCCAGACAATCCAATGACGGCGGGCAAATTTGGGATTTGTATAGAACTCATTGGATTGGTCCTGTCTCTGGAACTGTTGTGTTGTTATACGGCAAATCAGCTTCAGTTGCCAGCGGCGCGGTTTGGGCTGCGGGATCGGTGCCAGGCTGTTCGTTCAAGCTGCCATCTGCAAAACCAGTTTGCTGCGTGACGCGGTTGTTGTCGTTTTCGGTGATACGGAAATCACCGCCAGGCACGGTGATGCCCGTCTTGGCGTTGACCGTGCTGCCCTGCGTCATGCGATAGTCCGTCTCCGCCTGAATGAAGTATTCGGGGCGGGCGTTCATAATCACGGGAGGATCGGCTGGCAGAACGATGGAGCGAAGCTGTTGCTGCGGCGTGTCCGTGCAGGGGTCGCACACCAGAATGCGCTTGTTGATCAGCGCAGCGCCAGCCCAGTCAAACTGCCACGACAGGTCCACATGGTTATACCGCCCCCCACACCGATCACATATGGCGTGGGCTTGCGGGTTCTTTGTGCTTGTCCTTGCCTTACCAGAGCGCGATGCGTAGCTCATCGGAAGTAGCCCCCGATCATTGGGCTGATGTAGGTGTTGACGGCTTCCACGTCTTGATCTGCGGCAATCTGGTAGCTCTCGTCGGCCTGCGCCTTTAGCGCCACGGCCATCTGGGGCTGCCAGATGCGGGCCAGACGGTAGGCCAGACCATCCGCAAAGCATTCCAGCCAGCGGTAGGGAATTTCTACATTTTCGCCATTTTGCAGGTTGGCGTCTTGGACCTGCCGGACGCGGTAATACTTCAGGGTCGTGGCCGAGGAGCCGTCCGGCACGGGCCACAGCGTCAGAGTGGGCGAGATCAGGCGGTCGAACCAGTACGATGTAGGGAAGCCCTGTTGGGTCTTGTTGGGGTAGGAAGCGTATTCCGTGCGTGAAATCGGCATGATCACGCGGTCAGGGCCATTAACCGTGGTCGTGTAGGCATCCAGCACCATGATGGTGTTTCCATCAACGGCGTAGGTGGTCTGGCCCTGTATTAGCGGCTCCGTTACCAGTTCAACGGCCCAGAGGTTGACCCCTTGATTTGACCACCGCGACAGCATCATGTTCGTCGCCATGCGGGCGCTTTCCATATGCTCTTGCAGCACCGCAGCCGGACGGACCCCGATGTTCTGGTAGGCATACAGGACAATTTCGCCCAGCGCCGGATTGAACGCATATGTGCCGCTGGTGGTCATCTGATCAACACTTCCATGCTTTTAAGGACAGCGCCTTGCGTGTCGGCTTGCCCTTCTCGTCCTTCATCGGACCTTCCATGCCACCCATCCTAGCACAGAAAGACTTCTTACGGGCAGCGTCTTTTTCGGTCTTGGGTGACGGCGCAGGCGGTTTTAGGTTGTGACCCTCCGCCTTTGCCGATGCGCGGCCAACGGCATTGAGGCCGCCCTTTGGGTCCTGTCCGGCTTTACGCTGCCAAGCTGGGGTCTTCGCCATTCTTCACCGCCAATCCCATTGCTGCAAGAGCATCAAGGCCATTCATGCCTACAACCACATTAACACGATCTGGCTGTGCTTGGATAGGTTCAGATGTCGTGTAGCCCTCAAGCGGCCCAGAAGCCACCTGATAGTCGTTTGTGCCATCTGTCCAGATAGGCGCGGTGGCAGGATCAACGTTGGGATCGGTAAAGGTAGGCGGGCAAGCTATGGTTGTGGTTTCCATCAGTAAGCCCCTGTCTTTCCGTTGACCCAGCTTTCGGTAGATGTGATCTGCCCAGTGGTAAGGTTAGGCCCGAAGCGCACGATCAGGCTGTAGATGCGCCCGTTGTAGGGGTTTGATGTTCCACCACGGCGGCCAATGTAGAGCGGATAAGCAAGATAGTTCCCTGTGCCTTGATCGCCTGTGTTGTTTGCAACCTGCGTTCCATTTACCCGCAAAATACTTGTGTCGGTTGCTATATCCCCAACACCAGTCAAAACACTCGAAATTGGGGCAGCATAAACCCCTGCCCCCGAAATTCGGAAAATTGATCCTGCGGAAGCAAAAGACCAAGTCCTGCGGGACGCATCGCCTGTCAGAGTTGAAGCGCCCAAAGCAACGCTCCCATTGGACGAATCTGGAATTGTAGAAGTTTCGGCAATTGTTTGGAAAGCAGTATCACTCAGCTTCCGCACCCCAGCAAACATCTGAGCCTTGTCGATGGCTGGTGTGATCGTATTCGTGACCATGCCGTCATCCACGCCGTCGAAGGCAAGGTAGGATGCAGATGCAACGCCAGCCTGTGTGACTTCGTACTGCGACACGACCTTCTGGTAGGCTGTGGCGGTGGAGCCTACTTCGAGTTGTGCGCCCCAGATGTAGACGCCGGAGGTTCCATCACCGATAATAGTGGCAAACGTAGCTGCAAAGGATGGATAGACCCCGCCCGCACCAGACATTGCATTGAACGCCACAACACAGCGCCACCATCCGTTACCTACGTTAGTCGCGGAAGTTGTAACGGCATTGCCAATTCCGCTGATAACTCCTGATATTAAGTTGAAGGTCGCTGAAACGAAAGAAGAGTCCTTTCTACGGCACGAAAAAACTATAGTAGAATACTCTGCTGCCTTGGCATATAACGATAGCGTGTAAACAGTGTTATCTGTCAATACGGTATTAAAGTTTGTCGAAGACCCTATATAGTGTTCTGTAGCGGCGCTTACAGCGTCAACCAGCTTATCGGCGGTAGTTGTCCCATCTGGCGCTGTCGTGGTGTTTGCTGTTATAGTTGCACTATTCTTCTGCCAACCCGCATTATCAAACTGCTCAGTGAACGTCAGTAGGTTGCGTGTCCCCGTGATGGGGTTGATCCCGTAAATAGGACGCTGCGTGGAGGTGGCTTGTGTGGCGTGGTTGCCAGCGAGTTCGCGCATGGACGTTAAGGTAAAGGAAGCGGTGGCGGAGCTTGATGTTATTGTAAATAACCCTGAGCCAGCCAGTGCGTAAAAGGTTTTAGTTTCTCCCAGCAAAAGCACTGTGCCAGAACCTGCTTGAGAGCCAGAGCGCACGGTAATACCTACGCCAGCCGTACAAGAAACCGTAATCTTGTAGTAGCTAGACGTAAGCCCAGACCATTGCACAAAAGACTGATTGCTTGCATCGACTCGCGTTATTGAACCCGCGCCGTTTGAGGTGTTGTAAGTTGCCGCTGTCGCCGTGCCAATTAAGCCAACTACCCCCGCAGATTGCAACTCACTCCCAAGCACCAGCCCCTTGGACTTATCCAGCATCAAGCCAACAGTCTGATTTGGAGCAGTTACAGGCGTGGTCCCTGCGTTGTCCTGAAAGAGCGTGGTTATTTGCGAGGGATCGTACCAAGTGCCGGGTTCTGCCGCTGCAAAGAGGGAAGCGGGGGACGCAGAACCCCCACCACGAACAAGGTTCAGACCAATCCCTACAAACATCTCAGTACAGAGCCACGATGCTGGTGGCAGAGGTGCCAGTGGCGTAGATGCGCGTCACTTGGATGGGCAGGATCGTGCCACCCTGAACAGCGACAAACAGGACCGATGAGCCACCGTCAGCCATATCAACGGTGAGGTTACCAGCCGCGCCGATGTAAAGCGCACGGGTGGGCTGTCCGTAAATGGTGCTGTCGCTGGTGGTGACCGCAGAGGCGCGGTGAGCCGACACTGTGGCGTCAGCGGAAAGATATGCGGCGGTTGCCATTGGGCATCTCCTGATGAAGGGAAAGGGCCGCTAGGCCCCCTCGTTACTTTACTTTGGCAGCGGCTGCCGACATCAAAGGCATACCATGAACGCCCTGCCCACCAATGACATTCTTGCTGCCACTGGTGGTATGCGCGCTGGCATCTTCCGTTTTAGACGGTTTGCCCACTGAAACAGTGGTCTTGACCGTCATTGCGGGTTTTTTGTTACCTACACGCATCAGGGCAGATCGTGCGCTTGAATGTAGCGGACGGTGATGGTGCCAACGCCAACGCCAGTGTTTGCCGACTTGACCCAGATACGCCTGTCCGTGGTGCCGATGTCGTCCCATGCTGCTGCGCGGGTTGCGTCAGCGCCAGGGACCATAGACACCAAGCCAAGAATCTGGGCGGTCAGGGCGCAAAGCTCAGTGGCCGTTGCGGAGGTGCCAACGCTCAGGGTGTTGGTTGCGTCCCACGCCACAGTGTTCAGCATCTGGATGTTGATGACGTGGCTGTTGGCTGGCAGCACGATGCTGGTGCCGAGAGCGGTAGCGGTGCCAGCCTGAGTGATCGGGAACACTTGGATCATGACAACCGAGCCAACGTTCTTAACGTTTTGGCCGAGGGTGGTGCCGGAGGTGTCGAGGATGTTGCCCGCGCGGATCGGGCCAGTGAACGTAGTCTTACCCATTTTGGGTTCCTTTGCACGATGTGGCCGCACTGTCTGTGCAAGGTCCGCTGGGAACGGTCAGGGCGGCGATAAGACCCAGAAGGAAAGAAGGGGGCCAAAGCCCCCCTCCAATTTATTTTTACGAGGGGGTTGAACCCCACACAGAGCGCCAGTTATAGTAGGCGAAAGAGTAGCGTTCGTACCCTTTAACCAACAAGTTATCTGTGACAAAATCCACTTGCATATCTGTTTCAAACTTGACACGCTCCATGTAGGAGAGGCCGTCAATGTTTGTCAACAGGAACCAAGCCGAGGCCGAAGTGAAGAAGTCGTTAACCATGTAGCCCTCTGGCAGACCGCCAGCGGTGGACATGATCGCGTTCACATCGTTGTCAGCCGTGCCGGGCCGCAGTTCCGTCTTCGTCAGGCGGATGGCTACGGGTTCCAGTTGCGGCGGAACGATCAGCTTGCGGCCACGAGCGAAGACCTTCAGGCCAGCCTGATCTTTGAAGGCGGTACGAATACCGATCATACCGTTCAGCAGGGTTGCTTCGTTCAGTTCCACTTGGGTTGTGGGGGTGTTTGCAACCGTGCCACCGTCGATGGGGTGTGCGGTCGAAAGCAGAGCCACACCGTCACCACCGATGGACGCGTTGTAGGTCGTCGCGGTGTTGAAGATGTTTGCCGCGTAGATTTCCTTGGTCTGCTGGAAGCTTTCGATCAGGCCGAGGTTCGACGGCTGGAACTGTGTTTTGTACAGGTTGTCGTCGATGGCCTTGCGGGTGATCGCGTAGCCCAGACCGATTTCAACGTGTTCTTGGTTGTAGATGTAACGTTCGCCAGCACCGTTGTCGAAGGACGTTTGCGCGCCTTCCGTCTTCAGTTGTGCGAAGCCCAAGAAGCGCATCTCAGCGGTGCGTTCCAGCGCCATCTTCGAATTGTGCTTGGTGAACATCTTGTCGTACTGAGATGGGATCATCTCGTACTTGCCTTCAATCCCACGGAGGCCGGGGAGCAGAAGGTCTTTAATCGCAGAAAGATTAACAGCCATTTCTTATGCTCCTTACATGCCAGCGAAGTTGCGGGGCATAGCGTTGTTGAAGGCCACTATGATATCGTTGTAGCCGGAGGTTGCATCGTTGCCATTGACGCCCGAAAGCGGGTTGGCCTGACCTGGCAGGTAGTTTGACAGAGCAACAATGCGGAACGGCAGTGCCGCGTTTGCGCCCGTCACACCAGCCGAAGACAGCGTGAACTGGTCAGCAAACATGGTCGAAAGGCCGTTGGCGGTGTTGCCATTGGTTTCGCCAGTGGTGACGCTGTCGTTCCAGTTAAAGCCGATGTTTTCGCCAACTTGAGCTTGACCCACTGCGGTGGCGGTGGTGTTCGAGTTCGCCGTCTGCACCAAGAAGCGGGCATTCGGGTCGGTGATGACATAGGCTTCGACATCGTTGGAAGTGTCCGAACCGGGCCAGTAGTTGGACCAGACGGTGCGCTTTTGCGATGTGGACAGGTACTTGCAGCCAGCGAACACGCCAGCGACAGGAACGTAGACCGTAACCACGGGGGTCGAAGCCGAGGACGTGGCGGCAGTTGCGGTGGAGCTTTGGACCACAACGGTCGTGGCGGTTGCCGAGATGACCGTGAAGGCACCGTTCGGAACGCCAGTTGCGTTGGTGACAACCACAACCGAACCCACGGGGGGCGCATAGGTGGTCGATGCAAAGGTCGGGATGTTGGCGGTGCTGGACGAGATCGCAGTGTAGGTGATCGTCATTGCGCCAGTTGCCACAGTGGCAATACCAGTTGCGGACACCGTCAGGGTGACGGGGCCAGTTGCCTGAGCGATGTAGCCAGTGCCAACGCCAGTGGCGTTTGAGGCTTGCATGACGGGATCGTTCAGGAAGATTGGGGTCGTGTTGCTCGACACAATAGCAGCCATCGTCTGCTCATAGGTCGGAGCGGAACCAGCACCACGGTACTGGGCAAAACCGTTTGGCGCAAAGGTGTTCGCCATGTCGGATATCTCCTTTTCAGGAGTTCCATCATCGCGCACCGGGGCGAGGGTAGAACGGGGGGGATTGTGCAACCTCCCACACCGAGGGGAGATAAGCGTACAATATACATGATTTTGTGTGGTTGTCTAGCGGGGGGTGTTTTGCCAAGGCAACCGTCAAGGAAACGGCCCCTTGGCTTGCGGTGTTAGCTTCCGGCTCTAGGTAGAAACAGGTACTTGCCGCATTACCGCCAGCTACCCGCTGGTCAGGGATTTTGTGCAGGACTCTCCCCGCTTGTCACGCCACCTGACGTTTGGCCTAGGGCGCGACCCTAAGATGCTGGTTGCGGAGGGAAGATTTGACTTACCCCTTACCGAAATAATTTAATTGACGATATGTTTTTCGTCTATGACAGTTTGCACATCGCACCTCGCACTTATCAATCTCTTCTTTGATACGGTCAAGCCCATAACCTGATGCTTGGCTGATGTTGAAGGCTTTATCACGCATATGGTCAAATTCCAACACTATTGGGTCGGCCTCTCCGCAGCCCACACACGGGTGTTCTTTTAGGTAAGCAAGAACATAATCTCTCACCACAACCCTATGGGCTTTATTGTAAATTGCCGCACGCTGTTTCATGACGACACGATTTTTTTCGTAATGCCGCCTTACTGCTTCGCGTTGTTTGTCTTTGTCTTTGTATGGCATGCTGGTGAGCATACCAAAAGGTTCATACTTTGTAAATGCAGTATGATGTTTTGGTTGACCGTCTTTCCGGCCTGTCAGCCCCGCTACGCAGAGCATGTCCCAACCACGAGACTGCGACAAGTTGTTACTCTTTGTTTGTGGATTTGTCAACGACTGGCATGAACACCGAGACATGCGGCTCCAGTTTGTCCCAAGCCTCTTGGATGGCGGGCGTCCCCTCTGACCTGATGGTCTTACGGAGACGCTCTATGTATTTGTAGATCGTGATGGGCTTAATCATTCGGGGATCGGGATCGCCTCGTACTTCTTGCTGATCTTGACCAGCGGGTCACCCTTGTTCGTACGATCAAACTCTCCGCCTTTGACGTTGGTCAACTGCGCTTCCTTGTCGCGCATCTGGGTGCGGGCCATCAGCAGCGCCTTGCGGTTGGCTTCTTGCGTGATCTCCAGCGGGCGTTCCATCAGCACCATACCCTTGCGGGTGATCTCCACGCCCTTGTAGCCCATCGGCATCAGTTCGGGGTGACGCGATGCGGGGACAATTTCCCAGCCCTTGCGGGCCAGCGCCACTTGGTGGGCGGGGTCTTCAGCGCCAAGTACGGTACGCATCTTCCATTCGTAGGACCAGCCGTCTGGAATGATGCCCTTCTCAATGTAGTATTCGTCGGTGCCATCGTCACCCAGATCGGTGTCGTGGCCACGCAGTTCCGCTGCACGGCGGGCGGCACGTTCGCGGGGGTCTTCTGCGGTGGTAGCGTTGGGGCGCATTTCGGGGCGTAGTGTCATTGCATTTTCCCTTCCTTTTTGAGGGCCACTTTGTGCTTGGCATAATCCTCTGGTTTCATTCCCATCATTTCAGCCATTTCGCGTTCTGCGGCAGTAAGACGCACCACGTTAGAGCTTGCAGATTGGCCTCCGCGATTTGCAGGCGCAGCGGCGGGGGCAGCGTCACGGCGGCGGACGGCCTTTGCAGCGTACTGGTCATCAGTGTCGTTCTGCGCGGGTTTGGGCGTCACCTTTAGCGTTTCTTCGATGGCGTCAAAGTATTCGTCGGTATCGGTGGGAATGCCATCGGCCACGGCGAGGTTGTGGGCGGCGATCATCTTGGCGTTCAGGCGCTGATCCCGTACAAATTCAGGGTGCTTACGGACCCAATCTGCGCTGCGGGGCGACAAACGGCTGGCAAAGTCCTCAACGGGGTTCAGCGGTGCCATTTGTGGCTCTGGCTGACGCGGTGCGTTCTCCATTGCCTCCTTGCCGTTGTTCAATTGGAGCAGTTTGGCCTCGTTGGCCGACATTTCCCGTTGAATTTTGGTCGCGCGGTCAAAATCACCACTTTGCAGGGCGTAAGTGTGCGCCTGACCAAGCAGTTCCAAGTCCCGATTGACCGTGTCGATGGCATTGACCACCAATTGGAGGTTTGTGTCATCCACTTCGCTCTTGGCGCGGTGGGTTTCACGGTTTGCCTGATGCGCTTTCTGCTCCGCTTGGATGCGGGCGGCCTTTTCTTCGGCCAGTTGGCGCTTCAGGTCGGTGATATACGCAGGTTCTTCTTCCTGCGGGGCCTCCGGCGCTTCTTCTGGGGCCAGTTCCAGTGTGATTTCGTCTTCGTCTTCCATTGGGGTTCCCTTCAGTACACGGCATCGGGGTCTTGGACCCTGCCCTTGATGTTTACATCGTCGAAGATACGGCACAGGACGTTGTTTACGGTGATGGACCAGCCGTCAGACGGGCGGAAAATCAGCCAATCGTGGTCGTGGAACTCCATTCCATTGAACCAATTGCCGTCCTGCTCGAACGCCAAGGGGCCGCGCTTGACCAAAAGCCCCACTTTTGACTGGTAGCGATCCTCATCAACGTGGCTGTCCGTAAGAATAAGGCCACTTTTAGTTTTGGTGGGGCGCAAATAAGTCGCCAAAAGGACTTGATTGTGGAATAATTCCACATTAGAAATGTCACCAAGTGATTCGAGGATGGTGACTTTTGGGTCTGTTTCGTGCAACATGGGCATATGCGGCATGGTTAATCCTTCAGAGGGTTTTGTTGACGACTGTCTGTGCGTCATCGCAAAGTTCGATGACCAAGTCCAACGCGGCGATCCTACCGACCGCTTCGCGGTATTCTTCCATTGACGTGATTGAACGCCCCCCAACGATGTTGGTGGCGATGTGATGGCGCTCTTCGCTTATCAGCCTTCGAAGCTCACGTTCGAAAACGCTGCTTGCCGTCTGGATCATTCTAATCACTCATCATTGGTGTGACCCCCGACAACATCTGGAGAAATGTCGGGGGCCACGATTAGGCGCAGGGAGGGCGCGCCTTATGCGTTCTTACCATACTCGTCAACTTTTTCAAGGCGACCTTTGCCACCGCCCGCCCCGTACTTCATTTTGGGGTAGACCTTACCGCCATCCTTGCGGCCCATCATTGGCATCGGAGCGCCAGGAGGGGGCGGCGGGCCTTCGCCAGCGGCACCAGCCATAGCAGCGCCAAGACCTGGCGGCAGCGACATGCGGGGAGGCGAGGGCGGGGGCATCATCGGGGGCGGACCACCAACGGGAGGCATCGGCGCTTCAATACCCATAGGCTTGTTGGCGCTGTGGGGCATCACGTTGATGCTGATGTTCGTGGTTCCCTTGGCGCGGCCACCAGTGGCACGGGCCATGCGGCCACCATCTTCCTTCTTCGCGGTCTTGGCGGAATCCTTGAAGTCTTCAGCGTCAGGCGCACCCTTGGAGCCAACCTTACGCATCTTTTCCTTGGAACCGTTCTCAATGCGATCACGCTTGGCATTGATGTTGGCATAAAGACCGCCGCCGTCTTTGTATCCAGCCGAACCGCCGCAAGCTTTGCACATGCAGTCTTTGTGGTGCATTGCCTTGCCGCCAGACTTGTAGCCGGACGCCATTGGGTTCATGGCAGGCATCATGGAGGAAGAAGGCATACCCATGCCCATGCCCATACCACCGCCACCCATCTTCGCGGTGCGACCGCCAGCTTTCAGGCCCTTCATGGACTGTTGCTTGTCGTGCTTGTCGTCGGCCTTGGAGGCTTCCCACTCCTTCATGGACATGCCGCGCTTGGCAGCCATCTTCTTGTCTTCCATCTTGTCCTTGGCGGAACCTTCAAACTTCTTTGCCATGCCGCCTTTCTTGTAGCCAGTGGGGTTGCCCATAACGTCAACGTTGGGCATCCCTTCAGGACGACTAAAGGCTTTCATTGCGGCGGCAGCCGTGTCTTCTGGCAGCGGCGAAGTAGTGACTTTAGCGGGCTGCATGACGTTCGCCACTGGGCGCTTAGGGGGCATCGGGCTGGTGGTCATGGTCGTTGATGCGGCAGATGCTTTAGCCGCAGGGCGGGCCATCGGGCGGGGAGAGGTGGTCGGTGCCAGTGCGCGGTCAGCCTTTTCAGACTTGGAGAAGAAATGGCGGACTTTTGCGTTTGTATTATCGCCCTTAACCCATTCGAAATCCACGCCTTCCTTGTACTTGTCGTCTGAACCGCCAGAGGCTTTTGCAGTACGGCCCCCGGATGCACGGCGGGTCATGTCGCCCTTGCGGCGCTGTTCGGCTTCCCACTCAGCTTGCTGCCTTTGGGCTTCGTTAAAGCTTGCTTCTTGCTTGGCGCTGACCTTGCGACCGTTGATGGTCCCCATCGGCTCCATGTCTTCGCCAGTTTTGGTGGGGCCGACAGCGTCAAGCTTTGCGCCAGAAACAACACCAGCGTCTTGATAGCCAGCGCGACCGCCACGCTTGAAACCGCCAACGTGCTTGACGCCTTCGCGCTCTTCGTTGGCATCTTTCTGGTTGGTGTTGGCCAGACCGACCTTCTCTTGGAAGCCACGCGGTGCGCGGGACAGGTTGGTCTTGGCCTTCTCGCCCTCGACCTTACCACCCGTCTTGAACGCGCGGCGCGAGATCGGGCGCATACCCGTCTTGGCATCTGCGTTCAGCTTTTCATCTGGGGTCCAAGTGGAGCTGTCCACCTTGCCGCCGGAGCTTTCGATCAAGCTCTGGGCCTTCTTGTTTTTTGCTGCGCGCAGCGCCTTGAAATCCATGTTGCGATCCTCTGAGGTTATCCGGCGTCCCGGTCGTGACCGAGAGCATACAACGAAGTGAGCGACATTGCACGTTCGATGTTTTTGCCTACGCCTTGCGTTGGAACATGGGCGGAATGTCCATTTCTTGTTCCACCGTTAGCTGCTCCGGCGGCTTGCCGTGGAACTCCAAATCGAGATACGCTTTTCGCGTCAATGGCACCCCCGTTCGCCGCATGAGGCTGATCAGCGCCTCCTGTAAACCACGTTGGCGGGCGGATGCCCCCTGCTTTTTTGACGACCTGATTTCTTGCTTCATCTTGGCTAATTTCCCCGTTGCGGTATCTGGCCCAAACGCTGTCAATGTCTTTAGCGTTCTTTGCCGTCTTGAATGTGTCTGGGAATAGCCCGCGAACGGCTTCCCATGTGATGGACTGCATCTCGCGCGGGTGAATGCCTCGCGCCTTAGCCGCCCGCCTGTAGGCCTCAGAGTATAGCGGATATGTACCCTGAACGCCAGAAATAGACGAGCCTCCAGCGTTCGGCTGACCCTTTCCGGCATAAGACCCGAAGTTGTGCGCCACCTCCACAGAATTGCCGGAAAGCGGGCGCATTAGGGCGGCAGCAACGGCGTGGGTGTCGATGGTCACGTCACCTTTGGAGGAGTTCGGGTGCAAAATGTTGTTGTAAAAGTTGCGGACTTTGTGCTTTTCACCCATCAGTTCAGAAAGTTTGTCAGGGTCGTGCGCCGTGTCCAGCGCCTGAACTGCCTTGGCGATCTCGGTCAGCGAACCCCAGCCTGCGCCAGCATTTGCGCCAGCCTTGGTCTTAACAAAATCGCCAAATGTGCCTTCTGGGTTGACGATTTTGTACTCTTTTGGGTTGTAGGTCTGGTCGTGAAGCCTGATCCACATGGCCTTTGCGATGGCCTTTTCGTCATCTGGGATGTTTGCGCGATCCAAATCACCTAAAGACTTTCCACGGATCATGTCATGGATGCCGCCGTACTCAGGTTTATTAAGAGATTCAGTACCTTGCAGTGTTTTTTCCATTTCGGGGCTGAACGCAAAGCCATGATAATGATTATCGCCCATGCCTTTCATGGTGTGGATGACGCGGTGGGCCAAAGAGACGTTTTGATACCAGTCCTTTTGGGGCGACATGGCGGCCAACACACCAGCGATGGCGTGATCAGGAAGGTTGTATTCCTTCGCCCACTTTTCGGTGATGGCCCGCGCCCCATCGTACCATTTCTTGCCGCGCTGCCGAATTTCCGGCGGGACAGCATCGTGCAGCGCCAAAAGGTTCTGCGTGGCATGGTCAATAAAGTGTTCTGCAAGACCATCGTCGCTGGCATTCGCGGCCACATCGGCCCGAACATTGGGATAACCGCGTACGATGCCGATGTGCTGGTTGAAAAGCTTAGGCGTGGACTTCAGCGCAGCAAGGTCAACAGTGTTGGCAGTGGTGTTGGTGTCCAAAAGTTTCTTAGAGGTGATCAATCTCTGTGGAATAAGCGCAGCATGATCAGGGCCAAACGCTGGTGTCCCAGAGCGAAATGGACCAAGGTATGGCTGTAAGTTTTGAGAGATGACGGGGTTTGGCTGCATTGGCGAGGTCATGCCCAAAGCCTTTTTTACAATGTCAGCCATATCACTTCCCCTTGGATTTCAGCGCCAATGTAGCAGCTTTGCCGTCTTTGGTGAAGCGGCGTGTTAAAGCGAGGGCGGCATCAACCGAACCACCACTGGCGCGGCCATGAACCTTGCGGATCGCAGCCATAGCGTTGACCTCTTCTGGCCCCATAAAATCTTCGGCACCCTCGTGGTGCGCCCAGTGGGGCAAAATTCCGACTTTTTGAGGGGCAAAGACAGTGTCTTCGGTTCTGGCGTTTCTGTTCTTTTCGCCATGAACGCCGTAATTCAGCCAGCTATTTTGGCCCCGCGTTTCGCTTGTCATGGCCATGCGGGCGAGGGGCGAGTACATGGATGCGTGTGAGCGCCATGCGTTTTCTTCGCCATCGCCTCGGAAGCCAACACCCTCTTTGGCGTGGCCATAGTAATCGTGAACGGCGCGGAAAATGTCGTTGACCGTTGCAGGTTGGCCGTTCCATGTCTCGCCAGAGTCCTGAAGGAGCGGGTTTTCCTCAAGCTCTTTTGCTGTGATTGGGCCATCGCTGCCGTAGCCGGATCGTGTTGGGTAGACCCACATGTGGTGGTTGTTGCGAACGTCTTCTGTCGCCAGTCTGGGGGACGCCTTGTACGGGTCTTCCTCGGTGTCAGGGTTCCAGAACTCGGCCTTGAAGCCAGCATTCTTGGCCGCATGGTACTGCGCCATCGTTTCCTTGATCATCGCATCGTACGATGCTTTTGTCAGAGGATCGCTGGCGTTGTCCTTCATCTCGTCATATGCGGCGGCAATCCTAGAGGCCCGCTTTGGGTCAACCTTGGCGTACTTCGTTGGCGGGTTATACGGCAGGCCAGTGCTTGCCATGTAGTCGCGCGCGATCTGCCTGATGCGGGGGTCGTGGCCAGCAGAAACCGATCCGCCCGTTAGGGGGATGCTTACTTTTGTGGGGAGGCCTTCAAGAGATGCTTCGTTCTGTGCTTGAAGAACGCCAATGCCTCCTCGTATTCCTCCTGCGTCTGGAAGTCCTCCCGCTTGGGCGCGTGGCGCAAGATTGAGGGGTGCAGTTTCATTTTCATTGCCCGTTACTCCATTTTGATTGTTGCCTTCTACAACATCCACTTCGCCCCCACCAGCCTTCCCGACCGTGCCACCGTATTCGTACTTGTCCACTATCTGCACAGGATCGTGGTCTT